CGTGTACGGCAAGGGCCCTGGCTCGTTCTGTATCGGTGAGGTGCTGAGCCTGCAGATCATGGAGCGAGATAAGCTGGAATTGCTCAAGAAGGGCGTTAAGCCTCCAATGGGTGCGCCGGCGTCGATGCGCAATGACCGCGTGTCTATTGTCCCGGGCGACGTAACCTGGGTTCCCGACTCGCAAGTCGGCGCCAAGTTCGCCCCGCTCTACACCATTGACCCGAACTGGCTTGGCCAGCTGCGCGGTGAGATCCAGTCCAGCGAACAGCGCATCAAGACGACCTTCTATGAAGACCTGTTCCTGATGATCAGCAACATGGACTCCGTGCGTACCGCGACCGAGATCGCCACGCGCAAGGAAGAGAAGATGCTGATGCTGGGCCCAGTGCTTGAGCGCCAGAACGACGAACTTCTGGACCCGCTGATCGACATCACCTTCCAGCTGATGCTTGAGCAGTCAATGCCACGCTGGCAGGGGCTGCTGCCTGGCAAGCCTGTGTTGCCGCCACCTCCGCAGGAACTCCAGGGCATGGACCTGGCCGTTGAATACATCAGCATCCTGGCCCAGGCCCAGAAAGCATTGGGCGTCAGCTCCATAGAGCGCGCCCTGGCCTTCACCGGAAACCTGGCCCAGTCGTTCCCGCAGGCGGCCGACAAGCTGAACATCGACCAGACAATCAACGAGTACTTCAGTGCGATCGGCGTTCCGCCAACAATGCTCAACTCGGATGAGGAAGTTGCACAGATCCGCCAGGCCCGGGCACAACAAGCCCAGCAGGCCCAGCAGCAGGCCCAAATGCAGCAGGTGGTGGAAGGCGCTAAACTGCTTTCCGAGACTGACACTGGCGGCGATAACGCCCTGACCACTCTGGCCAACCAGGTGCAGCAATGAACACAGAAGGCATGACGGCCAAGGAGGCTCTGGAAGCTCGCAGGTTGATCGCAATGCGCGAACACCAACTGTCAGATGACTTTCGGGGCATAATGGCCACAGACGGCGGCAGGCGCTTCGTCTGGTTCATGCTGCAAGAGTTCGGGGCGTTCAAGGCCATGCCGATTGAAAGTCACGCTCAGATGGCATACATGGAAGGGCGGCGCAACGTGGGCCTGATGCTGATTAGCAAGATCCAAGCCGATTGTCCCGAGAAGTACCAGGTGATGATCAACGAGAACACGACGAAAACCGAGAAGGGTAATTGACCATGAGTATGTTTATTCACAGGGCCCTGGGCCATTTTTTGTTTGCAGAAGAAGGCGGCGACAGCTTGTTGGGCGGTGGTGGTTCTGATGCTCCGGCTACAACCGCTGAAACTCCAGCCAGCACTGACGTTCTCGCTGACATCAATGCCAGCAAGACCGTTGGCGAATTGGAAGCTGAACAGGCAGCCAAGGACAACGCAGAGACTCCGGAAGCTAAGATTGCCCGCGAGGCTGCCGAGGTAAAGGCCAATGAAGTGCCTGAGACCTACGAGGCCTACAAGCTTCCGGACGGCGTTCAGGTCGATGAAGCGCTGCTGACGAAGTTCAATGCAACAGCCAAGGAGCTTGGACTGACCCAGGCCCAGGCCCAGAAGCTGGTTGACCTGCAGGCAGAGACAGCGGCCGCTGGCGAGACTGGCCGCGAAGAGTTCCTGGCCCAGGCGCTGAAGGCCCAGAGCGACGCTTGGGTCAACGAGATCAAGAGTGACCCAGAGCTTGGCGGTGCCAAGTTCGACGCAACTGTTTCAACGGCCGTTAAGGCCATTTCCACTTTCTTCGGCGATGACTTCCGCCAGCTGCTCAACGACTCAGGCATCGGCAACAACCCGGCCCTGATCCGCGGCATGCACAAGATCGGCCTGGCCATCTCCGAAGACAAGCTGGTAATCCCAGGCTCTGATGCATCCGCGACAGAGGAACCAAGCGCGGCTAAAACCTTGTTTGGCGATGTGAAGTTCACCTAAAACAACCACTGAGGAATACTCAAAATGGCCGTACTCGCTACTACCAACCTCACGCTCGCGGATCTCGCTAAGCGTAAAGACACCGATGGCAAAATTGCCAAGATCATTGAGATCTTGAACGCCACCAACGAAATCCTGGAAGACATGCCATGGCTTCCGACCAACGACGGTACCGGCCACAAGACCACGATCCGTTCGGGCCTTCCATCCGGCACCTGGCGCCTGCTGAACTACGGCGTCCAGCCAGAGAAGTCGACCACCGTGCAAGTGCGCGACGGCACCGGCATGCTTGAATCCTACAGCGAAGTCGACAAATCGCTGGTGGACATCTCGGACGACAAGCCTGCTTTCCTGCTGTCCGAATCCAAGGCCTTCTTGGAAGGCATGAACCAGAACATGGCCACCACGCTGATCTATGGTGACTCGTCTGTGTTCCCTGAGCGCTTTACCGGCCTGGCGCCACGCTTCAACAGCCTGACCGCTGAAAACGGTCAGAACATCCTTGATGCCGGCGGCACTGGCAACAACAACACTTCGGTCTGGCTGGTCTGCTGGGACGAGAACATCATCCACGGCATCTATCCGAAGGGCACCACTGGCGGCCTGAAGATGGGGCCAACCAAAGATGAAACGTTGTTCGACCCACAAGGCGGTCGCTACGAAGGTTATCGCACGCACTACCAGTGGTACTGCGGCCTGACCGTACGTGACTGGCGCTACATCGTGCGGATCGCCAACATCGACCGTACCCTGCTGTCGCCGACTGCTGCCACCGGCGCAAACCTGATCGATCTGATGATCCAGGCCATCGAATTGCTGCCTAACACCCGTATGGGCCGCGCAGTGTTCTACGTCAACCGCAGCGTCCGCTCCTTCCTGCGCCGCCAGATCGTCAACAAGACCAACGTCTGGCTGAACATGGAAGAAGTCGCCGGCCGAAAGGTCATGACTTTCGACAGCATTCCGGTCAAGCGTGTGGACGCCATCCTCAACACCGAAGCACGCGTGGTTTAATCCGCGCGTCACCCATTCAGGAGATGTGAAATGACTATCCTCGACAAATACCTGCAGTACTCGGACAAGCAAGCGATCACTGCTACTGCCGTCAGCACCAACGTGGTGGACGCTGGCGCGACCACGAACCCGGCCATTGGTCGTGATCTTGGTGCCGGCACTCCACTTTATCTGTTCGTCAACGTCAGCCAGACCTTCACCGCCGCCGGCGCAGCGACCCTGCAAGCGACCCTGCAGGACTCCGCCGACAACGCGACCTTCGCTGACGTGGCGAGCCTGGGCCCATTCACTCTGGCTCAGCTGACTGCTGGCAAGGGCTTCTGGGTTGGCTTCCCAATCCCAACGCGCCGCTATACCCGTGTGAACTACACCGTGGCCACCGGTCCCATGACCGCCGGTATCGTTTCCGCTCACATCGTTGATGGTGCAAACTTCACTTTCAACTACCCTGACTACCTGTAAGGAGGCCGTATGCCGCTCGTTATCGCGAAAGCATTGGGGTTCTACGGTCATCTGCGGGAAGCGGGCGAGCGGTTTGAGATCCCTGACGATGAAGAACTTGGCGCCTGGATGGTGCTGGCCAATGCCGATGGAAGCCAGAAGCTGAGCAAGGATCAGAAAGTCGGGAAGGTGCCGGCCGAGATCGTGCCACAGAAGGCTGAAGTCGGTTCTGTTCCATCTTCTGCGCCGTTCACTCCACCGGCAGCTCTGTACACCGTGCGTCATGTACCGGTTGGCAACTTCGAAGTGGTAGATGCCGATGGCAACCGCGTCGGTGAACTATTTGCCGCGGTCAAGGGTAAGGCTGGCGAAGCCAAGGGTAATGCCCAGGCCGAAGCCGATCGTCTCAACCAGGATGCTGCCAAGTCCACGCTGAGCCCGCAGCAAGCCGCGCAGGCTCAAGAGCAGGACGACAACCTGCCGGACGCGTAACAGCAGGAAGCGTTAATCTTAAGGGAGCCTTTTTGGTTCCCTTTTTTTCATCTGGAGATTTGCTATGACATCGCAGGTCGAGATTTACAACATGGCCCTTGGCAATATCGGAATATCCGAGACGGTAGCCAGCTTGGAAGAGCGTTCCAAGGCGCAGCAGGTGTGCAGCAGGTTCTGGGATCTGGCACGCGACACGGCGTTGGCCCAGTTCCCATGGCAGTTCGCAACCAAAATTGCCACCTTGGCACTGATCGGCACGCCGCCGCGCGGATGGCTCTATCAGTATCAGTACCCCACTGACTGCCTGAAGGCCATGCATTTGACTCCGGCTGGACGCATCCCTCGTCCGCAGTCTTTGCGTGAGCGCCAGAACTTCAACACCGGTTATGGGGATGGAGGCCAGGTGATCTGGACCAACGAGGAAGCGGCCGAACTGGCTTATGTCGTTCGCATCACCGATACCGGGCGATTTCCCCCGCTTTTCGTTGAGGCTCTGTCCTGGAAGCTTGCAGAGTTGATCGCCACGCCAATGACTGCGCAGACATCGATTGTGCAAAACGCCATGGCCGGCTATGCGCAGGCCTGGCAGTTGGCTGCATCTCAGGATCTGAACGAGTCGACTGGCGATATCCTGGGCGCAAGCGTCGATTACATCACCGGCCGAGAGTCTGGCGGACCGTTCTGCACAAATGGCTGGAGGTACTGAAATGGGCATCTCTGTCATTCAGCCAAGCTTTGGCGGCGGGGAGATATCACCAGCCCTTGGCGCCCGGGTAGACCTTCAGCGTTACCAGATCAGCCTGAAGACCTGCAAGAACTTTACGGTCATGTCTCAGGGCGGCGTGCGCAATCGCCCTGGCACTCGCTATGTCGATCAGACCGTCAACAATGAACAGGTCAGGCTGATCCGTTTCAAGTTCAGCATCAGCGATGCGTGCGTGCTGGTGTTCAGCAACCTGAAGATGCGCGTTGTGCGAAACGGCGTGTACGTGGTGAATAGCGCCGGCCCAAACATCGGTCAGCCTTTCGAGCTGGTCACGCCGTATACGCTTGCAGACCTGGCCCAGCTGAACTTCACCCAGTCGGCTGATGTGATGACCTTCGTGCACACGCTATACCGACCCCGCGAACTGAAGCGCTTCGCCAACGACAACTGGACGCTGACCGAGGCAACCTATCTGCCATCGATTGCGGCGCCTGCATCGGCCACGGCCACGCCAGCCACAGGCACCGGTAACACTCAGGTGTGGCGATACCAGGTCACTGCAGTTTACGACGATGCGAACACCCTGGAAGAGTCGCTGCCTGTAACGTCAAACTCCATCACCGTGTTCGCGAGCGTCCTGCAAGCCACTGTGACGTGGCCAACGGTTGCCGGAGCCACGTACTACAACATCTACAAGGATAACTCTGGTGCGGGCGTGTACGGCTTCACAGGGAGGTCCACGACTGCGACCTTCACGGACGTGAACATCATCCCGACCAAGACTGATACGCCTCCATCCGGCCTTGATCCGTTTGTGGGGGCTGGCAACTACCCGGGCGCCGTCGGCTACTACCAGCAGCGCAAGGTATACGGCGGCACGCTAAACCGTCCACAGACCAGCTACTTCAGCCGAACCGGGGTGTTCAACAACTTCGGGTATGCCACCCCGAGTAAGGACGATGACGCAATCACCTGGACAATGGCCAGCACCGAGGTGAACAGGATTCTGAACTACCTGCCGCTGCGCCAGCTGCTTACACTGACATCAGGCGCTGAATGGATCATCGCCGGGGCAACGTCAGGATTCACGGGCAAGACCATCAACGGCAACCCACAGAGCTACAACGGCTCAGGGTTTGTCCCGCCACTGGTGCTGAACGACACGGCACTGTACCTGCAAGGGCGCGGGCAAGCGGTTTCATCCCTGAACTACTCGCTTGAGGCTGATGGACTGGCCAGCGATGACCTGACGATCTGGAGTGCGCATTTATTCCGGGATTATCCGGTTGTCGAGTGGACCTATCAGAAGCTGCCAGATTCAATTGTCTGGGCGGTTCGTGGTGACGGCGCGCTGCTGGGCCTGACCTACATGAAAAAGCAGGATGTCGTGGCCTGGCACCAGCATGAGACTGACGGCTTTGTCGAGTCGATCACATGCATCCCTGAAGGCTCAGACGATATCGTCTACATGGTTGTTCGCCGAATCATCCAGGGTGTTACCCGGCGCTACATTGAGCGCATGCAGTCTCGCCAGATCCCGCTTATCAGGAACTCCAAGGAGCGCGACGTGGCCCAGTCGTACTTCGTTGACTGCGGACTGAGCTACCAGGGCTGGAATCTTGGTGCAACCACCTACACGTTGTCTGGCGGCGTGACTTGGGAATACCCGGAGACCATGACCGTAACAAGTTCATCAGGCACGGGCTTCAGTGGTGCTGACGTTGGTCGGCAGATCCATCTTCGTGATCCGCAAACGCAGAACATTCTGCCGCTCGACGTTGCAGCGTTTGTTTCGGCCGGTGTTGTGTCCGTAGTTCCGACAAGCGTCGTGCCCGTGGGCCTGAGAAATGTTCCAGTCGTCAACTGGGCTTTGGCCCTGAAGACATTTGGCGGTCTGTCGCACATTGAAGGAAAGGGCGTGGCAATCCTTGCTGATGGGAACGTGGTCAGCGAGAACGGGCCAGATTCAACGCCAGTCAATCTGGTTGTGTCTGGTGGCTCTGTAACCCTGCCAAATCATGCGGCTGTCGCTCACATCGGCCTTCCATACGTCAGTGACCTTGAAACTCTAAGGATCAACATCCAGGGCCAGGAGACGCTGAACGACAAGCATAAGACAGTTTCTTCTGTGACCGTGGTTGTCGAGGAATCACGAGGAATCTTTGCGTCTTCCGGTGAAGGGAAGGAGCTTTACGAACTCAAGCAGCGTGAGTTTGAGAACTACAACGATCCAACCGAACTGCTGTCAGGCACAGGCCGCGTGAACATTCCGAACGACTGGGACGCCCAGGGCCAGGTATTCATCCGCCAGGTGGATCCGCTGCCCATCACCATTCTCGCTATCATCCCTGAACTGACATTGGCGGGGAGAAAGTGATGAAGCAGAAGGCGAAGGTGTTACCGGTGAGCGTTGACGAGGCCGCAGAGATTGCGGCCATCGTGCGCCAGGCTGATCTGGACGAGATCACAGAGGCTCTAGATATTGAGATGGAGCATGGGTTGAGGATGTGTTTCGGGGGCAGCTGCAAGGCCAGCAAGATCGTGGTGGACGGCAAGGTTGTGGCTGTGTTCGGTGACAGCGTGCACGACATCCAGAATTCCATTGGCGTGCCGTGGCTGATCAGCACCATTCATGTGGAAAAACGAGCAAAGCCTTTCCTTCGTGTGTGCCGAGAAGAGGTGCTTGAGATGCTGACCAGGCATGAAACCCTGATCAACTACGTCGATGCCCGGAACACGCAGGCCATCCGCTGGCTCAAGTGGTTGGGGTTCAAGTTCGGCGAGGCTGTGCCATACGGCCCCAAAGGCCTACCATTCTTCCAATTCCAACTTAAACGAGAGGTGTAACCATGTGCTGGATGGCATTGATTCCGGTAGCGCTGGCTGTGGTCGGCGGTATTTCACAAGGTAATGCGCAGGACGCCCAGGCCCAGAGCCAGGCGAGGAATATGCGTACAAACGCGATGTACGCCAACAATGCTGCTGATGACGCACTGAATCGTGGGCGTTATGACGCCGACCTTCAGCGCCTGAGAACCGGTCAGATGATCGGCACCCAGCGTACGGCTATGGCGGCCAACGGCGGCTTGGTGGACGAAGGCACCAACGCTGTACTGCAGCAGGATACAGCGCAGTTGGGCGAACTTGACGCCCTGACGATCCAAAACAACGCGGCCCGGGAGGCGTATGGCTTGAAGGTGCAGGCCATGCAAGGATTTCGAAACGCGACCGATACCGAGTTGGCAGGCAAGAACGCAAAGCAGAACAGCTTGTTGGGCGGCGTGATCAAGGGTGCAGGCTCGTTCTTTGGCGGTGGCGGCATGTCGATGTTCGGTGGCGGTACTGGCGCCGGGACAACTGCAGCTCTTGGTAGCAACGGCAACCTGCTGAACAGCAACCAAGCATACGCATAAGGAGATAAACGTGGCCATCACCGTACCTACCCAAGAACTACCAGGCGTTGCAAACCGGGCGTTACCGGCTCCGCAGGTTCAATCCGTCGGGCCTGACATGTCCGGCTACCAGCTTCAGCAGACAGCGCTAGGCGTGGCCGGTGATCTTGCGCAGCGTGAGATGCAACGTGCCGACAATGCAGCTTTGATGGATGCAGAAGCAAAGCTTTCACAGAACCGCCTGGATCTGATGTTCAACAAGGATGGTGGTGTCTACACCCGCCAGGGCAAGGACGCTCTGGACATCACCAATCAGACGCTGCCGCAGTTCGACAAGCAGGCAGAGCAGATCGGCATGGGGCTGACCAATCCGCGGCAGAAAGAACAGTTCCAGCGGATTGTGCAGAACCAGCGACTTGGCCTGAGCGGCGAGTTGAACCGATACGAACATACCCAGCGCAACGTCTTCTATGACCAGGCCGATCAGGCAAACATAGCAACATCTCTGGACGGCGCCGTGAAGTACGCCAACGATCCTGAACAGGTGGCTTTCTACCGCAGCAAGGGGGCGTTTGTTATCGGCCAGATGGGTGAGCGTAAGGGTATGGCTCCGCAGGCTGTCCTGGAGGCTCAGACGAAGTTTGACAGCCAGGTCGCGACGAGCGTGATTCAGCGTCTTGTGACCTCTGACCCGCTTCAGGCCCAGCAGTATTACGCGCAGTCGGCGGCAACCATGACCGCGGCAGATCAGATTAAGGCCCAGAAGCTGCTCGGAACATCCGTTCGCCAGCAGATGGCGACGAAGATGGCGGCCGATATCTGGGACAAGGGCGAGGTTGGCCAGGCTGCACTGCCGGCGCTGATCATGCAGGCTGAAAGCCGTGGCAATCAGAACGCAGTTTCCCCGAAGGGCGCGCTTGGAGCTATGCAGCTGATGCCAGATACGGCTGAAGAGACGGCGCGCGAAATGGGTGTTCCATATAGTAAGGAGCGATTGGCCACAGATCCCCAATACAATTCCGCGCTTGGAACCTTCTACATCAACAAGATGCTGGGCCGCTTCGACGGCAATCAGACCCTAGCCGTGGCCGCTTACAACGCTGGCCCGGGCATGGTGGATGACTGGATCAACGGCACCAACAAGACCGGCAAGAACCCGTCAAAGTTGCAATTGCCAGACCCTCGCCAGGGAGCCGCGGCCGCGCAGGAGTTCATCCAGAAAATCCCTTTTCAGGAAACCCGCAACTACACGGCCGGCATCATGTCGCAGGCTGCGCCAACGGTTCCGGCGTCCCAGAAGTATGCGGATGGCCTGGCGCAGGCGAACACAATTCAGGATCCACAGCTGAAGAAGTTCGTGCTGAACAATTTGGATGACCGCAAGAAGGCCTACGAGGCTCAGAACAATGCGCTTTATGACCAGGCCAGCAAGTACGTGCTTGACGGCGGCTTCTCGACGATTCCCGCGCAACTGATCAACAACCTGCCTGGCGATGAACTGGTCAAGCTGCAACGGCTTGACGATTACCGGCGCAAGGGTGAAGAGCCGAAGACCGATTATGGAAAGCTTCAGGAGTTCTTGCAGATGCCGCCAGAGCGATTGGCGGGACTTGGGCTGGAAAAGGACATCCGTCCATATCTGAACACCGCGGACTTCAATACCGTGCGTGGCGCCTGGCAGAAGTCTCAGAGTGGCGATGGTGGGCCGCAGAAGGTCGCGGCCGGTAAGGAGAAGATCATTCAGACAACCATGGCCATGGCCGGGATCGTCACCGGTGACAATGCCAAGGCCAAGGCCCCAGGCAACTTGGAGAAGCAGCAACAATTCCGCAGTGCGATGCAGGAGCGGCAGGACTCATTTGAGGCAAAAAACGGGAGAGCTCCAAATATCCAGGAGACCGAAGATCTTGCGAATCAGCTTCTGCTGAAGGTAAAGCTTACTGGTGGCGGCATGCTGTTTGGCGACAAAGAGCAGGCACTGTGGGAGACAAAGCCCGAAGATCTGGATAGTACGTATCTCAACGGGGCTACGCTCAAGCTTGATAAGATTCCACCATCTGACCGGCGCAGAATCATCAATGTTTTGCGCGCCGAAGGTCAGCAGGCCAGCGAGGCAAATATCGTCGCCCGCTATGTGAACGACATCTCTAAGCTCGGGGTTAAAGTCAAATAATGCCAACCGTACCGACCACCGGCCTGCTTCCTGAGCAAGGCGCAGACATCATCCCCAGCCAGCCATCAATGCTGGCTGATGCCATTCAGCAGACAAAGGATCGTCAGCGCGACGATTTCATGTCGACCCTGGAGGTGGTCGGCGAGGTAAACCCTGATCAGTTCGCCAAGGCGACGGCGGTGTCGAAGTACTCCGGGATCCCGGCTGAGGTTCTGCACAAGCAGCAAGATCAGATGGAGAAGCTGCTGAAGAACAACCGCTATGCAGCTGTGTACGACAGTTTCCCTAAGACAGCCGCCGCACTGTCTAACGGGCAGACAGCCGCACTGGCCCAGGACGACATAGACAATCTGACGCGTATTGAGTACGCCAAGCAGATCACCAAGTTCGATAACCAATCGACCGGTGAGAAGCTTTTTGGCGCCATCGACCAGGCTGTCACGCAGGGCCGTCAGGCGGCAGGCATCGGTTACGCCGATCGTCTTGAGCGTCTGCGTCGATCATTCGACTCCATTGACCAGGAAATTACCCGGGCCGCGCTCGTCGGTGAGAATCCATACCCGAACGGTGACAACCCTACCGGCTTCGGCTTTGACTACATGCAGCAAACTCCAGAAGGCCGCGTAGAGATGCGCAACCGTCTACTGGGGCGCCAGGCGGACACGATCAGCGATGTGGTTGCCAAGCAAGAAGACCTAGACAAGATGCCTATTGAGCCTGGAGCGCTCAGGTATCAGCAACTTGGCGGCGACACTTCAGCAATGGCCCAGGCGATTGCTGAGAACCCGGGTTATGCCGCCCGGGCCGCCGCCGGTTCTGCGGTAAGTTCGGCAGAAATGCTGGTTGCTGGTGCAATTGGTGGTCCGCTCGCTGCTGGTGTTGTTGAGTTCGGCACCGAAGGCAATGCCAAACTTCTGGATGTTTTGCGTGAAGCCAAAGTTGATCTGACCAATCCAAAGGCCGTGCTGACTGCGCTGCAAGATGATGATCTGATGGATGGCGCAAGGGTGCGCGCCGCACGTAAGGCCGCCGGCACTACGGCTGTGGACGTTCTGGGCATGGGCCTGGCTGGCAAGCTGCTTGTGCCCAAGGCTATTGGTGGAAAGGCTCTTACTGCCACTCAGCGAGAAGCCACCAACCTTGCAGTCCAATTCCCCGTTCAGGGCGTGATTGGCGGCGCATCCGAGGCCGCCGGCCAGTATGCCGCTGACCAGAAAATCAGCGGTGGCGATGTGCTTATGGAAGCCGTGGCTGGCGCCGGCATGTCCTCAATCGAGGTGGCCACGTTCGGTGGCGGCCGAATCATCGAAACCATCAAGGATGGCCTGGCGCAGTCCCGGCAAGCTCGCCAGGGGAAGGCGACTCTGGACGAGATGGTTTCAGCCTCTCTGGATAGCAAGCTGCGTTCGCGTGATGCAGATGCATTCAACACTGTCGCCACCGAGCAGCTGAAAGATTCGCCTATGGAGATGATCACCATCCCCGCAGAGGCCCTGGCCAAGTTGAATCAGGATGGTGCGCCGCCGGTGCTAGACGCTTTGCTGCAAAGAGTGCCCGGGCTCTCTGAGCAATTCGCTGAAGCCACGGCCAGCGGCGGATCAGTGAGCATGAAGACCGCCGATTATCTGACGGCGTTTGCTGAACACCATGCGGCCTTGGCCAACTCAGTCCGCACCCAAGTCGAAGGCATGAGTATCGAAGAGTCTGCAACCTGGCAGGCGGCCCAAGAAGAACAGATCAACGAACTGGCCAAGTCACTTGAGCGCGGTCCTGATGCGCGTGATGACGCTTTCATCGGCATGATGGGCGAACTTCAGCAGGCAGGATACCGCCGTGCTGATGCAGAGCAATACGCTGCATTGCACCTTTCTGCCATGTCTACGCTCGCAGACCGCACCGGGAAGCCACTTCAGGAGCTGCTGGCGCGCTTTCCTCTCGATGTACGGAACAAGGCCCCGGATGCAATACAGCGCGTCTCTGTCGACGATATGCGGCTTGCCATTGGCAGGCTTCGTACCGGCGACATCCCGCAATCACGTGACATGTTCGGCAAGTCACTGGTCGAGTACCTCCGTGACGCAGGAGGACTGAACGACGCCGGCGGTGAGCTGGCAGCTCTGGACGTGAACGTTGGCAAGGTTGGCCGCAATCGTCTGGTCAAGGCCGAAGGTGGCCTTAGCCTGGATGACGCGGCGATGCGTGCGTGGGAAAACGGTTACTTCCCCGGCGTGGCCCGTGAAGACGTTGGCCCGCAACTTATCGTCGATGCCGTGCAGCGCGACATGAATGATCAACCAACCTTCAGCAGCGAGCAGGAGAATGGCACGCTGCGAGACCAGGCCACCAATCTCCAGCAGCTTCAGGACTATCTTGATCAGCTCGGCGTTAACCTGAATGAGTTGAGCGACGATCAAGTACTGGCCATCCTGCGTGATCCTGAGTCGATTCAGGGGGTTCAACTTGATCAGACCGGATCGCCGCGAGAGCCGCGCGGCTACATCACCTTCAACGATGGCAAGCCTGGCGAGCAGCGTAAGTTCCAGATCACCGTTACTGCGCGCCGCGACTTGTCCACACTTCTGCATGAGTTCGGGCACTTCTACCTTGAGGTGGTGACTGACCTGGCCGCCGATGCTGACGCACCCTTGCAGATGCAGCAGGACGTTGCAGCGATTCGCGAGTGGACTGGCGCCAAGCCAGATGGCCCTTTCGAAGTTGAGCAGCACGAGCAGTTCGCCCGGGGCTTTGAGGCATATCTGGCAGAGGGCAAGGCGCCCAACCCTGAACTGCAAGGCGCATTCGCCCGGTTCAAGCGCTGGATCATCGCCATCTACAAAGACCTGACCCGCCTGAATGTGCAGCTGTCCGATGAGATCCGCGGTGTGATGGATCGCATCGTTGCAACAGATGACCAGATCCGCGCGGCCCAGGACGTGACCCAGGCCATGCCCATGTTCGAAAGCGCGGCAAAGGCTGACATGACGGAAACCGAATTTGCTGCCTACCGCGATCAAGTAGACCTGGCACATGCCGAAGCCGCTACCACGGTTGAACAGCAGGTTATCCGCGAAGAAGAGCAGCGCCGCAGCAAGTGGTGGGGCGAAGAGTCGGCGCGCATTGCTACAGAGGTTTCCGAAGAGCTTGACACCCTGCCCGAATACCAGGCAATCCGGGCCTTGCGCCGCGGAATCATGCCAGACGGAACCCAGCAGAACATCAAGCTTCAGGGCTCTGAGATCAAAGAGCTGTATGGCACCGCCGTGCTGCGCAAGTTGGCTTTCATGCATGGCAAGGACGGCATACCGATGGACATCGCCGCCCAGATCCTGGGGTTTAAATCTGGTGATGAGATGGTCAAGGCGATCCTTGGCGCGCCTCCACGCGGCGAGGCCATCCGCGCCGAGACCCAGGCTCGCATGATGGAGCGTCACGGTGCGCGCGCTGATGGTGCTTCAACTGAGAAGGCCATGGCTGCAGTGCACAACGAGAAGCGCGGCGCTGTGCTGCTGAAAGAGTTGAATGCTCTGGGCAAGCAGGGTAATCGCAAGAATATCACCAGTCAGCAAGTATTGAAGGCCGCCGCCGAACGCATCATGCAGAACCGCAAGGTGCGCGACATCCAGCCATTTGAATACCAGCGCGCAGAAGGCACTGCCGGCCGCCGGGCATTTGAAGCCGCAGCAAAAGGTGACTTGGCCGCAGCGTACGAGGCCAAACAGCAGCAGTTGCTGAACTATCACCTGTGGCGCGAAGCCAAGAAGGCCCGCGAAGAGATCGACTCAATCGTCAATCGCATGGCTGACTTCAACAAGTCGACGCGCCGGGAGAAACTGGGCAAAGCCGGGCACTCGTACCTGGACCAGATCGATGCAGTCATGGAGCAATACGAGTTCCGCAACGTAAGCCTGCGCGACCTGGATAAGCGTGTGTCGTTCGCGCAGTGGTATGCCGATCAGCTGGCCCAGGGTAACGAGCCAGATGTGCCCGAGTTCATTCTGAACACCTCGCAGAAGGTCAACTACAAGGATCTTTCTCTGTCCCAGTTATCCGAGTTGAATGACTTCGTGCAGAACGTGAATCACCTGGCCGGCCTCAAGAACAAGTTGCTCGCCAACAAGCGCCTGAAGGATTTCACAGAAGCCAAGGATCTACTGGTTCGATCTGCCTATGCCAACCTCGGAAAGCGCAAGGCGCCACCAATCGACAAGGGAACCTTGACTGCTCTGGAGAGCATGAGCGACTGGGCCGGCAGCATGTCGGCAGCACTGCTCAAGATGGAGCAGATCGTTCAATGGCTGGACGATGGAGATATTGAAGGGCCATGGCACACCACGTTCTGGAATCCTTTCGTTGAAGCCCAGGCAGCCAAGGATGATCTGAACCGAGAGTTCACAACGCAGCTGATGACCAATGTCGACAAGTACATTGCTGCCCGCGGTCAGCGGGCCATGCGTGAGCAGATCAATATTCCTGAAATTGGCCAGGCCCTGACGCGCAACGCAATCATCAGTGCTGCCCTGAACACCGGAAACGCCGGCAACCGGGAAAAGCTGCTGAAGGGTTATGGATGGGATGAAAACCAGCTGGGCGCGATCCTGCGCAATATGAATAAAGATGACTGGGAGTTTGCGCAGAGCCAGTGGGATTTGGTCGAGAAGCTGTGGCCGCAGATAGAGCAGCTTGAAAAAGACCTTCATGGCGTGGCGCCGGACAAGATCGTTGCAACACCGGTCAGCACACAATACGGCGAGTACAGCGGCGGCTACTGGCCTCTGGTGTATGACACCAGTTCTCCAGAATACGCCCAGGTCGCCAATAACCTGACCGACAACACCGGTCTATTTGAACAGGGGTATGCCAAGGCCACGACGCCCAAGGGCCACACAAAGGCGCGTGTCGATTCATTCGCCGCGCCGATCATGCTCGACACCAGCATCGTGGCCAGCCACCTGGGCCAGGTAATTCACGACCTTACACACCGCAAGGCGATCATCGACGCGGCCAAGATCATAAGCAACAAGGAGGTCAAGCAGGCTCTGAACGAGACTCTGGGCGTGAACATTGCCAACCAATTCAACCCGTGGCTGCAAGGCGTGGCCAATGACATGGTAATGGATAGCAGAAAGGGGATCGACGCTTGGACCAACTTATCCAGCACACTGCGCGCCAACCTGTCCGTGGGATGGATGGGCTTTAGCGCCACCACCGGCATTCAGCAGATCCTTGGCTTCTCCCAAAGCTGGGAGCATCTGGCTCAACTTGGCGCCAGAAAATATCTGTTCCAGGGTATGAGCGATTTTGTCACCCATCCCTTCAAGACAATCGAGTTTGTGAAGTCTTTGTCTGGCGAGATGCGAAACCGTGATGCCAACCTGGACAACAACATGCGTGAGGTTCTGAAGCGCATCAGCGGAAAGAATGGCCCCAAGGCGATCATCCAGCGCCTGGCGTTCAAGCACATCAGTATCATCCAATCGATGGTCGACTACCCGACGTGGATGGCCGCTTATCACAAGGGTATGGCAGACGGTGAAACCCTCGACACGTCCGTCGCCATGGGAGATAGGGCTGTTCGTCTTTCACAGATGTCTGGTGGGCCGAAGGATCTGGCGGCAGTGCAGCGCAAGGATGGCCTGATGAAAGCGCTGACGATCGTCTACAGCTACTTCAACCTGCTCTATAACCGACAGGCCGACCTGGTTCATTCGATGAAGACCGCCGAAGGCGTGAAGGATTATCTGCAAGCTTTTGAGCGAACTCTATTCTTGATTGCATTGCCGGCTGTACTTGCACCTCTCATGACGGGCCAGGGCCCAAAAGACGATGAGTCATGGAGCAAATGGGCGGCGCTCAAGGTTTCCACTTATCCTCTGATGGCAGTGCCACTTTTGCGAGATGTGGCCAGCAGCCTTGAAAGCGGATGGGCATACAGCGGGGCTACTCCGATTGGTGATGTGTTCAAGTCGGCCACTCGACTTGCTGCGGCTGCCAGCCAAGATGAGCTTGATGCAGAGAAGATCACCATGTCCACGATGGATGTGGTCGGCATGGGCTTTGGGCTTCCTACGGCACAGCCAAAACGCACGCTGAAATATCTGTTCAGCGTGGAGCGTGGAGAGCGCCAAGACGACAACATGCTGGAATTCATCCGAGGCCTGATGTTTGGGCCGCCAAAAGAACCTAAGTAGGAGATGCGCAGATGACTGTGACCACAACGCTTGACCGTCAGGAATTCCCAGGAGACGGGTCAAACAAGAACTTCCCGTTCAATTTCAAGTTTTTCGACAACTCTCAGATATTTGTTTATCTGATTGATCCTTCTGGGTTCACTACTGGAAAGATCCTTAACGTGGATTACACGCTATCTGGCGCTATGTCTCCATCTGGTGGCACTGTCGTAATGTCTGTGGCACCGCCATTAAATTACCGGCTGCTCGTCAGGCGTATTCTTCCTGTTTCTCAGCCAACATCAATACGGAATCAGGGTGCATTTTTCCCGGCTATTCATGAAGATGTTTTTGATCGACTTACCATGCTTATTCAGCAGGTATTAGCAATTGCCAACAACTCAATTCAGCTAGATCCATCTGGTACGTACTGGGATTTTCTTAATCACAGAGCTGCAAATTTGGCGAACCCTGTTGAGCCGCAGGACGGCGCAACTAAATCTTCTGTCGAGGCTTATGTTGGATCTGTTTTGGCAACCGGTCAGGGCCCGATAAATAACGCATCCAATATTGTCTTTATCACCCCTACTGGACAGGTTCGAAACGTTCAAGACCTTTCTAACAGGACAGACTCTACCAAAGGTTCTGCAATGGTTGGTCGGGTATATCGGCAAGTTGACACCATCGCCGAACTGAAAACACTTTCAAAGCTCGGCGGCCCATATGCCGAGGTACTTGAATACAGTGCGGGTGCTGGCGTTATTAATACCAGATACCATCTCGATCTGACTGATACCACTACTACTGGCAATGACTTTACTGTCGTTCAGGCAGCTGATGGCGGCCGGTGGAAACTGAAGCATGCAGACGCATACACACTGAAGATGGCTGGCGGCAAGGAAGACGGCGTAACAGATGACGCAGATGCCTGGGACCGATTGCTTGCTGTCTCCCAGGGTAAACAAGTGGTGTGGGAAGGTCAGAGTATGGTTGGCCGGTCGATTGTTATCCCGGTCAATACGCTCAGGCTTGAGGCAAAGACTCCGGCGGCCATGATCAAGGCGATTAGTGGTACCAACTTCGAGTACACACTGTCTGCTGTTGGTAAGTCGGGACTTAGTTTCAAAGGTTTTACTGTCGACTCGAACAAGACGGGCCGCGAATCCGCCCTGACTGTTCGAACCGTGAGTGTGAGTCTCGTCAATTGCACAGACTGCCAACTCACCGAGGTCAGGGGAACGGAGGCAATTGGATTTGGTGGCATTCCTGGGATTGGCATTTCGACAGCAGGCGGTGGCGTTCGCGTCCATACCACAAACTGCACAGCAGTCAACTGCGGCGTCGTCGGCAAGGCTGCAGACGGCTTCTTCTGTAGCTCATCTTACTCGGTGAACACGGGCAACGTATCGATCAACTGCCGTGACACTGGGCATGTTCTGGAAAGCTGTTCCTATTCAGGCATTGTCGGCGCAGTTTCTATTGGATGTGGGGCGGCGGCTGCGATTACAAATGCCACAGCATCAGACAAATACGGCAACTACATCCACGGAATTACCGCTGAAGATTGGACCGCAACCAACACCGGCGGTATTCAGATCGGCGTATTTGGTGATGGCAATCTGATTGATTGCGAGGCGCTAGGCGTGAAGATGGTTGGCGTCGCGAGCTTTATCGGCCCCGGCATAAGTGTCCGTAGAACGGGCACTGGGCGTGTGGACGGCCTGACAATTCAAGGGTCCGTGAGGAATGGTAACGCGCAGGGAATTCTTATTGATTCGGCGAAGCGCGTGAGTCTTAACGTACGGGTAACGGGCCCTGCGCTTTCATGCATCCAGTTCAACGGAGATTGTACGGACTGCGTAGTTGAATCGGGATCTAATCTGTTTGGCGGAACGTTTGGCGTTTATGCATCCGGGACTTCACAAGTTCTCATCAATGGGATTCATGCCCAGAGCCAGACGTCCTACGGTATCTATGCAGCAAACACATCTGTAGTTACCAGCCTTATGAATGACATTGTGAACCCAGGCAGTTCGCGCTATGAAGGAAAAGATGCAGGCGCGACCCTGAACAGGGTAACGCTGATTGGTGGTCTGTTGTCTTTGAGCAGCGTGATAACTGGCGCACCACTTACCGCCACGCTGTCTTCGAAAGCTACGCTTGTTACGGCGCTTGGTGGTACCGCCGGCGTTATTGGGCTCAGCGCTACATGAGGAGGATTAACATGAAACCAATCCCACAATGGCGCCGGTGGTGGCGCCGATACAGCACTTGGCTGGCCCTGGCCATACCTATCCTTGCCGGGCTTCGCGAGGCTCTTCCAGAGCTTCGTGAAGTGATCCCAATCGAGGCCTACAAATACATCTCTGGCGGTCTCGGATTCGCCGTGGTGATCGCTATGCAGATCCGTCAACGTTCAGTATCTGGGAGTGATGACCATGAAGTTCGATGATGCATTTGAAAAGCTGATTGGGCATGAGGGTGGATTCACAGAAAGTCCAAAAGATCCCGGCAACTGGACTGGAGGTAAGGTTGGTGTCGGGATCTGCAAAGGGACCAAGTTCGGTATCTCGGCCAAGAGCTACCCGGACCTGGACATTAAAAACCTGACGCTTGAGCAGGCAAAGTCCATTTACAGACGTGATTTCTGGGAAAAGTGCTGGACTGACAAGCTACCAGAGTGCGTGAGGTTCGATGTCTTCGATGCGGCGGTCAATTCTGGGGTCCGGCAGGCTGGCAAGTTTGTGCAGTTGGCGGCCGGCATGGATGGGCAAGAGGTCGATGGGATGATTGGCAGCAATAGCATCAAGGCCGTGGCCAAGATCGATCCGCAGGTACTGGATAAGCGCATCAGCGGTTACCGCTTGAAGTACATGGCTAGCCTAAAAATCTGGCCTGATTTCGGCCGCGGCTGGGCAGCGCGCATTGCCACCAACCTAATTGAGGATTGACGCCATGAGCATCGGGGCGATCATTGCATTGGTGATCGCCGGTATCGCCGCCCTGCTGGGCGGTATCGCCGGCAACAAGATGGGCAAGTCAACTGGCCGAAAGGAAGGCGCCGAGCAAGCCAACCAGGAACAGCAAATAACCCAGGCCCAGGCGACGGTGAAGGCCGTCCAGGAGCGATCTGATGTTGATCAAAAAGTTGCTACTACTTCTCGCGATGATATCGATCGTGAGCTGTCGGAGTTCGATCGTCCCGGTTGACACGGCCTGTGGGTGGGTTAAGCCGATCTACACGAACAAGGCTGATCGCGATGCGATGGCCGATGGACTCGCGGTGCAGCTTGCCGCGCACAACCGGCTCTACAAGAGCCACTGCCCGGCCAAATAGGTCGGGCTTTTTTATCAAGGAGATTCACATGCCGCAGTTCTTCAGTTCTGCAACACCGACCACCTCTTACATCGTCAACATGAACGGGGCCAGCAAGCCTTCGTTCCAGCTTGCCGTTCAAGGCGCTGCAGCAGTCTCTGCGCAGGCGATCGTAGAAGGCGGGCATGATGGTCAGGGTTGGATCGCAATCGCCACTCTCACGGCAAGCGGGACGACCTACGCAACTGATGGTGGACCACTTGAAACCAATTGGCCACTGATGCGCGCTCGGCTCACGGCAGTATCCGGCGGTACCGCCACACTTCACTTTGCGCTCTGAGGACAGAGTCATGAAAAGACACGATGACGGGATTTTACAAAACGGCTTTGTTGATCCCCAGGATGTGCAGGCCATGGTCGATTCAGCCATGGATGCAGCGATGGCCCAGCTGGTAATAAACCAGGCCACGGCCGAAGGGCAGACGATCACTCTGCCCGCAACCAATCAAAGCATCACGCTCAACCTATTGACTGGAGGCTCAGCCCTGACTCAGGTCAATGTCTCGCTGCCGGGAAACTCTGATGGATTCGTCGGTCAGCGGGTGTTTGTGAACAGCGATGGCCAGGTAGCACAGGTGTCATTCAGCGCAGGCGCCAACCAGGTTAACAACGCCGACGTGATGTTCTCGCCCGGCGACAACTACGTTTATTACCGAAATCAGCCCACCATCTGGTCGAGGGTCACGTCATGAAACGATTCCTTGCTCTACTCATCCTTCTGCCGGCCATGGCCTTTGGCGGACCTAACGACATTGTCGCCACTCAACGCAATGCCACGGACACCGGCCTGGCCCCGGCGCGCCTAGTCACAGCCCCAACCGGCGGCGCCAATGCGATCATGGGGTACAACGGCACCACCAATCTTCCAGTGCACTGGCTGGTCGGCGGCGGCCTTGGCATCTCGTCGGGATCGCTTGTGGCATTGCCACAGTCCTGGGTCTCGATCACCGGTAAGCCTGCGTTCGCTACGGTTGCTACGACTGGTGCTTATGCAGACCTGACTGGCGCCCCTACAATTCCTGCGGCCCAGGTCCAGTCCGACTGGAACGCGGTTTCCGCTCCCGCGGCAATCCTGAACAAGCCTTCTTTGTTTTCAGGGGCTTACAGCTCTCTTACCGGCATACCTGCAACGTTCGCTCCCGCAGCTCACACGCAGGCCTGGTCAACGATTACCGCTACTCCAACTACGCTTTCTGGATACGGCATAACAGATGGTTTGACGGCTTCATCGCTTGCCCCGTACGCGACTACGGCATCAGTCACGTCCGGTCTGGCTACGAAGTTCAACACGCCTTCCGGCACGACTGCTCAGTACGTCCGTGGTGACGGATCACTGGCAACGCTTCCTGTGGCGTCTGTGCCTTCTCAGGCCGCGGCAACCCGTGCGCTGAACACCATCTTCCAAGTCAGTGCTTCGCGCGGTGCCTGGGCCACCTACAGCGTACAGCTGACGGTATCGGCAAGCATAACCGGCGGCCAGAATGGTGACGTGATCATGGAGATCGCCAGCGATGCCGGATTCACGGCATCGGTGCAGACGGTGGCAATTGCCGGCCTGGGCCAGACTTACACCTTGGCAATTGCTCTGGCTGGCGTGCAGCCGCAGACCGGGGTTGTTGCCGGGTATATCCCGGCCGGGTATTACGTCAGGCTGCGGACGGTGAACAACACCGGCACGCCGACGTTCAGTTATCGGGCGGGCCAGGAAACCCTGATGTAGAAACAGGAAGGGCGCCATTGCGGCGCCCTTCTTCATTCTGGCTTGTCGATGTCGTTGCCTGGATCTGGTTCGTCAAGGTCTTCCATGAGCGCATCCAGGTCTTCGCGCTCACAATGAATCGGATCTCGCAGATCACCAGTTATAACCACAGCATCACCGGCATTACCATCACGCAATCGCAAGTACCAGCTGGCATACTGCTTGCTCACCAGCGCCTCGCTCTCCGCCTTGCGCGTGCGATCATTAAGCTCGGCGACAAAGTGCTGGCAGCGGCTGACTTCTTCCACCAACGATCTCGCCATCGTCTTCGCAGTATCGACCAATGCCTGTCCAGGAGCCGCATCCTTTCCATCCAGCACGCTCGTCAGCCATGCGCACAGGCCGATCACCAGCGCTTCACTTGCCTCATCGTGCGCACCAGCCTTATCCATCACCCCGGACAGCTCGCCGATCGCCTGAACGGCCACCATGGCCACGGTCTGCACCGGGTTATCTTCCATGGCCCGCGCCAGTTCTTTCTCGTTGATCATCATTTTGTCGCTACCTTCTCGTTGTAGGTTTTGCGCATCGCGTTGAAGTTGTCCCAGGACCAGTGTGGCAGCGCTTTGCAGCTGAAAGACTGCAGGCCGATATCAAGGTGTGGTGGTGCCCATGTGACCACAAGAGTTACGCCGAACTCCTTGTTCTTCAGAACTTCGCGCCTGCCGCCGGTCGATGCGCTGTCAGCCATGGCCACGGTTTCAAACTCCAGCTTCTCTGGCATCTCAGGTTTATTTCCCATCGGTCTTCTTCCCATAGTCACGGTGCAGAACCTGCACGAATTCGTAGCCGTGGCCGAACTCGACCACGCACCATACGCCGGATGTCAGCCGGTCCATCAGTTGGTTGAACGAGTAGCGGCGAGATCTCATATCTTCAGTACCCCTTCACTGATCAGTGTATCGATTGTGCGGAATACGCCCTCGGCGTGGTAGAGGCGCAGCTCATCGCGTGTCAGGCCGGCCTTTGTGCGGCCATCAATTTGATCGTGGCAATACTGGCACGCCCATGCGCCTTGCAGGTTGTTCGGCTTAATGCCGACGCCGCATGTGCCGGCCAGTCGGTAGTGCGCCAGGACGACCGTCTGCGTGTCATTCGGGCAGCCAGGCAGCCGGACTGTGCAATCCCGGCCGCGCGCTGCCCTGGTGAACTTGTCTTGCTTGTTCATTACGGAACTTCCATGAGGGAGAGATTTATTACAGCTATCGTAAGGAATCCAAAAATTAGAATAAATCCAAATAGAACTTGGGCATTCGTGAAGTCTTCGAACTCAGGATCCCTATATCCACCACCGCTATGCCCGACTGCCATAGGCAGAAGTCCAGGATTGGCAGCGCTCAAGGCAAGCAGCACAGCACTCATGCCTCAACCCTCCGCACAATCTCAATGATCTCCAGAACGCCTTTCTTGTAGCCTTCTGGCTTATCGACCAGGCCGCGCTCCAGCAGTTGGATCAAGCCCTCTTTCCCAATGACCGCATCACGCGCCCGGTCGTTGCACATGTCGCAGGCCCAGCGCCGGCCTTGGATCTCTTCGATTCGGCTCATTGTTCTGACTCCACAGATTTGAATTGTCTGGGGAACCACAACCGATCTGGAAGACCGGTCTTCAGATAGCTGACATAAGCGCCGACGTGACTTGTCGACTTGCTGACCCGGTGCCAGCGGCCTTTGTTGTCTTGTATTCGGTGCGTGGTCATGGCTGCACCTGTAGGCGATAGCCTGATTTCAGGATTGCCTCTGCTACTTCGGGGTAATACGTGGTATGGATCGTGCGGAGTACGTCAATAAGAGCATCCACTTCAGACTTTCGCTTTTCCTCCGCGATCTGCTCGGGCGTGCGGATGGGGCGGAAGGCAATGTCAGGGTCGACGAGCTTGTAAAGCGCATAACCGGTCAGCAAAACAACTTGCTCATCGATGAAAAGAACAGAAGTTTCGCGCCAGTTCAGGCCGCCATTGCTGGTGTACTCACACACCGTCCCAACAGGCGGAAGGCCGGCGCCGGTCCATGGCGCTTTAATTTCCACCATGTCATCACGGTTAGAAGGACGGTCGAAAAGATACCAGCGTCCGTAAATCCAGGAAGCGCCAAATTCTCCTTTGTCCATGTTGAACCACCTGAGCGCTAGATCATCGCCGGCCGGTGCATAGTGAGTCGCACCATCCGGCTTCTTACTCCAATCAATCACGGTTTCCATATCTCTCTCCAGTTGCTTTGGTTGGTTATGCGAATGTCGAAATCTGTTCAGCGGCGCCCATGGCTTCCTCTTCACTACTGAAGTGAGAGGAAAGCACCAGGCGCCAGCATGCGTTGAACACGTCCTTGTAGAGCGCGCTGAAGGCAAGGTCATCCATGCGGCCCCAGCTGATCGACTTGGCCACCTTCTTCACGCCATCGGGCGTCATGACCAGATCAAAGTGACCGGCATCGATCGTGATGAACTCGCGGAACGCCTCACGGCTTTTGTCGACCGCAGGGAATCGTTCTGCTCGTTCGGTCTCCAGCTTCTTGATGTAGGCCATGACAGCGTTTGTGAGCTGCCCTGGCTTACCGTTCAACTCTTCGAAGTACTTGGCCAGGCCCTCGATGCCACGCAGCTCCTGGCGAGGTACCAGGCCGCCAGTAGGCTCGAAATATTGGAACGCCAAATCAAGCAGTGCGAAGAACTTTCCGTGCAGCTTGGCATTTCGCATCTTCTTGAAGTCGCCGTGGATCGTCGCGCCGAACTTGATCTTGCTGACCAGCTCGCGATCCGCTTCCGTGGCGCCAACAAGCCCGTTGGCTGTGCGTACAAGGGCCAGGTCACTCATGCCATGTGTTCTCCGACATCAGCAGCCGCGCGCACAATTACCCACCGCACTGCTCGCTTTGTATCGGTGTAAATCGTGTCGTGCTTCGGAAAGCAGCCGCGAAGTGCCCCCTCGATAGTGTTTGCAGTCGCCTGGCACGGTCCGGTACTGACTGACATGGACAAATGGCACGCCAGCGTCAAGGCGTGGCCGTCGCAATTAAGAGGATCGAACCAGCCAGAGAAGCCTTCAGCTGTGAATTTTCGGTGATCCCCTTTAAATGACGGCTCCCAAACTTTCGCGCGGACAGTCTTGGCTGCCAGCTCAACCATCTCGATATCGTTCATGGCATCAGCTCGTCAGGTCGATGATTTGTTGGGTGCGCTCTTCCATAATTTCGTAGAAACGCGAGACTTTGGTTTGCAGCGTGGCGATCATGGATTCATCGCGGTACGTGCGCTTGTGGAACAGCGGCATGCCTGGGTAGAAAGAGGCGAAGTCCAGGTGGTCGCGCTCGCTGAGCCAGATCCCGACTTGGCATTGCACCATGTGTTCGGCCGGGATCACGCCGCCCAGGATTACTTCGACTTGCAGCTTTGGCAGCTTGGTCTTGATCTCGACCAGGCCATCGTCAGCTACCAGGCCATCAGGGCTGTACCCGCAACCGTGGTTTAGGATGATCCCGCAGTCCACGATCTCGATGCCCAGGCGCTCGCTGACGAACTTGCGCGCTACCGGCTCAAGCTCATGACCGCGCTCTGTGTGACGGTTGCCTTCGAACTTGTCCGCCGCCTCGCCGGTGAAGCGCTCGCCGATCAGCTGGTTCATCAGCGTGAATGCACCGGCGCCGAAGCCTGACTTGTCCTTGCCATTGACCAGCAGGCAGCTCATAACCGAGGCCGTGAGAATACCTGCGCGGGCGGCAAACCATTCATCCGTGCCCTGCTCGCAGTTCAGGTAGATAGGGACGCTCATTTGCACACCGCCTGAATCTCAATGGCGCTCATGCCCTGATGAATTGCTGCGATCCGGCATTCGTTCTCTGAATAAATCGCATACCCAATGCCCGAAAGAAACCCGATAAGGCAAACGATGAGAAATGTTGCAATTGGCCAGTCGCTCATACATCACCTTCCTGCGCCTGGGCGTTCTTCTGTGCCGATGTGGTCAGCTGGTTGAGTACGGTGTCGAAGGCGCTGCGTTGGATAGACGCCACGTCCGGGTACAGTTTGTTGAATTGGCCCTGGGCCTTCTCGCTGCACTTGACCAAAAGCGCTTTGAGCTGGCGCACCTGGATCTCGGTGATGACTGGCTCTTGGTTGGACGGGACGGCCGAGTAGGCGTCATCGTCTTCGCCGCGCGTGGTGATGTTCAGCAGGGCGCACATTACGTAGCGCTTGCCGTAGCTGGTAGACGAGCCCACGGCCTGAACGGCGTTCTTGCTGCCGCTGGTATCGATCGGCAAAAGCATGGTGGTCTGCTCACGGTGACCGGCGCGGTGCATCAGGATGCCGGTGACGCTCAGACCGGCGGCCGCATGCTCAACCTTGAACGAGATCGCAAACCCGTGGGTCTTCATGATCGGCTTCACGATGTCGCTGATGTCTTCCAGCGTTGCGTACTTGATGGTCCCATGGCCCTTGGCGCGCTCGGCGATGGTCGGGATCTCGCACTGCATCTCGGCCATGGCGGCGTTGAATGCGGACTCTGCATCGCGGGCCATGATGCGCTCCTGCATGTTCAGCATGCGTTCCAGGGCGTCCATGTTGATGTCTGGCATGGTTGCCACACGCTCAACGATGCTCATGAAGGACTGGGCCGGGGACTGAACTTGCATGCCTCGTATTTCTTCTGGTCGTACGTCAATCAGATCTTTGCTCACGGTTTTATTCCTTTATCACTGTGCTGCGTTGTCGGGTTTGTTCGCTTTCTTGTCGGCCTTCTCGATCTGCTTTCGCAGCCAGTCCATGCCGAGCTGTTCGCGAAAGGTCTTCCAATGCTCATCGCTGAGCCTGATGTTGCGTAGTGGTGTGCGCATGTCGCCTCCTTTTTGTGTTCTGGTAATGTACCTACACTGGTAGTTACCGTCAAGCACAAAAAAGCCCCGGCGTTTTGGCCGGGGCTTTTGTGTTTCAGCGATGGATTATTTTGCTTCGATGAAAGGTACCGCGCTGTTTGGCAGCATGGTGGTAGGCAAGACGCCATTCCATCGTTCCGCCTTGGTCAGCTCGACCAGGTTCTGGTTGCTGGCCAGTGCTTTTGCTTTGGCTTGAATCGCGTCGGCTTCTGCGTTGCCACGAAGACGCGTAGCTTCTGCATCAGCCTTTGCCTGAGCGACCTTTGAGTCTGCCTCTGCTTGGGCCTGGGTCACGCGAATCTGCGCTTGCACCTGCTCGGTTGCCAGTTGCTGTTCGCGAGTCTTGACCTGCACTTCAGCCGACATGCGAGCCTCGATCGCCTTCTCATACGCATCGCTGAAGTCAATGTTCTCGACCTGAACTGAGTCGATCACCACCGGGCCGTTGATGTTGTTCTTGATCGCGTTGGAAATATCATTGACCAGTTGCACGCGGTTTTGCACAGCGGCCACGGCGTTGAATTTGCCAAAGACGTTTTCAACTTGAGTCGGCACCTGCCGGCTGATCAAGCGATCACGGATACCGTCGATGTCTTTGAACTGGGTGTAGACCTTCGCGACATCGGAAGGCGCTACGTGCCAGCTGACCGAGACCTTCAACTTCGCCGACTGCTGATCTTTGCTGTATGCCTGCAGGCCGTCGTAACCCGTGACCTGGCTTTGGGTGCTGATGAACTTCACGGATTCAATGAATGGAGTCTTAAAGCTCAGGCCTGGGTCAACAACGCCGACCAGCGCTCCGTTGCGCAGAAGAACGCCGCGTTCAGTTTCGTCTACTGTGTACCAGCTGCCGAAGAGTACGCAGAGCAAAACAATTGCCAGCAGGCTGCCAGCAGATAAACCAATAATCTTTTTCATGGTTTTTTCTCGGTTATGAACTTGATGAAGTGGTAACCGCCGTACAGGAGTAGGGCGATCAATACGAGAGCGCCGATCAACATCGCTAAAACTCTCATGGTGCTACCTCAGTGGCCAGGTTTACCCGGCCGTGTGTTTATTAGATGGTCAGATCTTCCAGCTTGGCGACTACGTTGTATTGAGGCTCAGCATCGAGATCCGTGGACGCAGCCGGTGCAATCACCTGATCATCCAGCAGTCGCAGACACAAGTGGCTTGCGCGCTCTTCGTCGATCTTGAAGCGCGACACCAGCCAGGCCAGTTCGAAGTTCGTGGCATGCAGCACGACAGTCTGCTGAACTTCGCTGTAGGTCAGTTCGCCGTACAAGTCTGGATCAGCTGGTGCCGCCGGGGCAGTGCCGGCCATCTCGTACTTGTCGTCGCCCAGGCGAACGATCAGGCCTTCATCGGCGAAAAGCTCAAGCGCTACCAGGGCCTTGTCGAAACCGACCTTGAGCTGAGCCTGCATGCCGGAGATCGAAGGCTTGCGGAACTCAACCAGGAACTGACGGCCGTCGTGGATCTGCTTTTCGGTCAGCGTAATTGCTTTGGGCTCGGTGGCTTTCTTTGGCTTGGTTGGCTTGTCGTCACCAGCCAAAGGAAGAGAGCGCTGATCCTTGTCCGACTGGATATCGTCCATGCCGTCACGGAACTGGCGTTCGTACAGCGCGATCACAACTTCACCCTTGTCCTGGACCTTGGAGATCAGATCGTTGTAGTGGTCCTGGTCGCTCTTGATGATCGCGGTGAAGTTGCCATTGGACACTTCCAGCTTCTTGCAGGTGGCGATCACGAACGGCGTGCCGGCGCTGGCCAGGGCCCGGGCAATGGTCATGGCCAGGTCGTTGTAGGCGGCAGTCAGATCGGCAAGCACGGCGTCTTGCTGCTGCTCGCCCATCTTGTCGTACCCGACCTGGTACTTGCGCATCTGATCGCGGGTGGCGTTGACCATGCCGTGCACGATCAGGCGCGCGTCACGTTCGATTGGTGATACGCCGTCTTTTGCAGCGGCGGCGATAATGGCGCGTTGTTCTGGAGACATGTGATTTTCCTTCTCGGTTGGTTAATTCAAGGCAACAAAAAACCCATCAAGCCAAGCGCCGGTGGAACTCTCCTTTCTGATCGACCAGTGCCGGGGAGGCTTGATCATCAGGAGAACGGCGCTTGCTTCATGGGTTTCATCCCCGGCAACTGGTCTGTCTTTGCTTCTGCGTTCCACGGCTTCAGCGGGAGTGATAATGCTACGGCTCGGCCGCACTTGCAATAGCTTCGCGGATACGGAATTTTCGTAGACGGTTCCGTCCGTTGGTGCGTGCGCAGCATTTGCAGAATCGACTGCCTCTTGAATCTATGCCGGTGTTCTCAGGCGTGTATTCGTGGCCGGCGTAGCAGTGCGACTTGATGAATCGCCTGGTCTTGATGCAGTAAAAATCACTCATCACCAACCCCCTTCGGCGGAAGATCCGTGTAACTGGCCAGCGTGCAGGCCTGCTTCGACTGGATGGCGAACACCTCGATCTTGTCCACCTTGCGGCTCAGCAAGTCGCGCATGGCCTGGGGGTTTGCGTAACCCAGGCGCTTGCCAGAGAACTCGACCCGGGCCCGGTAAGACACGGCCTCGATGTACGACAGCAGTTCCTTCATGTCGCGGACCTTGATCGAGACTTCATCGAATCCCCGTCCCTCGGCCCGCTGAACTTCCGGGAGAAGCCAGCGCGCGGTTTCCTCTGCCGAAGCCTTTCGAGTGTCGAAGTGTTTGGCGTGATTTGCGCTCATTTGGTTTTCCTCCACTCGCGCCACAAAAGGTATGCAAGGTATGGCCATGCGATGGCGAGAGCTGCGGTACCGACGCGCTCCCAGAACGTCCAGCGGATATCGTTCATGTAGTCCACGCCGAACATCCAGCCCATGATGAATGCCGAGATGAGAAAATAGGTTGTGATCATGGCTTCACCGCCCGGCTTGCCATGTACATGTCGGCGATGGCTTGGCGCTGGCTAAGGATCAATGCCTGGGCCTCACGCAGCTGATCGCCGGCTGCAAGGTTGGCCTGACCATTCACATGCGCCGCGTGTTCCAAGGCATGAATGCGTAACTGCAGGTCAGTGTTGGCCTGACGGCAGTTCATGAGCTGGGCCCGTGAGAAAGCCTGATCCTGGCGCAACGCCTCAAGATGTTCCTCAAGTGCCGATTCAAAGTCGGACATCTTCGCGCGCGGGCTGAAGCCCTTCTTGATCGTTTTCTTCACGCCTTCCAGGTGCTGGTACATCGTGTGTCTGGTTTCTTCGGTTTTTGTGTTCACGGTTATTCTCCAGTCAGAACGGTATCGATCGGTTGAACCAGTTTTCCCATGATCCGTATGGATCGCGTGCGCAGCCGTAACAGCCAAACTCGTCTTCGCACGTCCACCAGAGTTCTCCATTGCTCCGGTAACACTTAATTCGCGGCTTGCTCATGAGGTAAATCCTCGCTGTTTGAATACTTCACCCACTGCCTGGGCTTGTGTCCTGAGCGTTCCATGTACTGGGCAGACCCTGGGTCAAACCAAAGCGTGATCGTGTCTTCTACCCCGGTCAGGCGCTGCTTGCCGATGATCAGTTTCACATCCGGCAGACTGTCCAGCTCAGCATCGTCCGCATCATCGAACTTCTTGGCCACTTCCTTGCGCTTGTTTCGCCATACCGTAACGACGTTGTCGGCAAGGTCAGTGATGATGGCGCCGCCGCGAACATCCAGCTTTCCAGGAATCTTGTTCTCGTCGTCGCTCTTGCGCGGATGGCACACAAGGTGTACGTGAACATCCATTTCATGCGCAAACGCCACCAGCGCCTCTACAGCCACCTTCTGGCCGTTGTAATCGTCCTCTGCCATGCCAAGCTTTGCGAGGCTGTCCACGATGAACTGGTTGACCCCATACCGGCGCGCGGCATAACGGAAAGTTTCCAGCATCTCTGTGGTCTTGGCGGTGCCCACTTGGTCGTACACCCAAAGACTGCCGCCGAGGCTGTCCAGGATCTTGTCTACGTACTCGCGGCTTGGATGAGCCATGCCGCTTGCTTGTCGAACCATTCGCTGCAGGGTTCGGCGGCCGGGCATCTCCATGGACGCAATGCAGAATTTCGATCCGTGAAGCATGCCGTGATAGGCGACGTAGTTCAGCGCCTGTGACTTGCCGTGGCCAGACCAGCCGGTCCAGACGGTCACCTCGCTGCCGCGGAACTTGATCGTCTCCTTGGACTTTTCCCATGGCGTTTCCATTCCCAACAGCACCGGGTTCTTGTCGAAGAATTCGCCCATCACCTGGTCGCGGAAGTCGCTGACGTTGCGCAGCAGGTCCGGATCCATGCTCTTCGCCTTCTCGTAGCAGGCGTCGATATCGTCCTTGTCGTAGTACAGGGCCATGGTCTGGTTGAAGTCTTTGCAGCCCAGCTTGACCACACGGCAGCGTTCACGCCCAAGGCGCTTGATGATCTCGTCGGTAGCCTCCTGTCCGGGGGCGTCGTCGTCCAGGCAAAGATAGATCACGTCGAACCGCTCCAGGTTCTTGTATTCGTGTTCGATCCAGTTCTGTTTGGCGCCCGTGCCGCCGCCCATGGGCACCGACAGCGCTGGCCGGCCGTACTGCCATGCGCTCATGGCGTCGATCTCGCCTTCAGTGATCGTGACTTCACGTGCTTCAGCAGGGATAGCCTGCCAGCCGAAGAGGCACGGCTCCGAATCCTTGGCGGCCATGATTTTCTTCTTGCCGTCCGGGCGATCAATGCCGAGTGTTTTCCAATGGATCAGTTGGCCATCGCGCAGGAACGGGAACAGGATGTTGCGGCCCTGCTCGGCGATCTTGAAGGCCTTGATCGTTTCTTCGGTCAGGAACCGACCTTTCAGGTAAGCGATCACGGGGCTGTCAGGTACTGGCGTCTTGCAGCGTGGCTTCTCGGGGCGCGTGTACGACCGCTTGGCCGGTTCAGCTAGGCGAGGCTCGCTGACGCCCAAGTAATCCTTCGCTTCCTGCATGGCGGTCTTCATGTCCACCCGGCGGGCAGCACACCACAGGTCCAGCAGGTCGCCAGCTTCACCCTTGGCAAAGTCCGACCAAATCCCGGCCTTCTCGCCCTTCAGGCATACGCCCAGGCTTGAACCCTTCTCGCCGCTGGTATCGCCGCACATCCATTCCGAACCTTGGCGCTTGCCACCTGGCAGCAGGTAAGCCGCCACGTCATGCACGCGCGCAGCAAGCCGTGATGCAATCTCAGAAGGCGTAATCATCAGTACTGCCCCGGCAGAAGGTAGCCAGTCTTAGGGTTGTGACGGCCGACTGTGCAGATCTCGTACACGCCGTTATCCCATTCCGGGTGAGGGAACTTGTGTTCGGGCAGATTCGTCGGGCGCGGGCGCTTACCGTTTCCAGCAGGTGCAGAACTGAGTCCAGCAGGTGCTGACCATGCCGCTTCGTACTCGCGGTTGGTTCCCAGAAATCGAGCTGCCTGCATGACGAACGCGGTGCCGATGGTTTCCTTGCTCATGCAATAGTCTTTGTATCGATTGATTCCGGCCATCATTTCCTCCACGGTAACGCCTTCCTTCAGGCGAGCATTCCAGCATTTCTGTGCAGCTGCCTTGGGATTCGATCCGTCACGTTTTGGATATGCTGCCCAGGCCATTTCAAACACTTCATCCTGTATGTGTTTACCTTCTTGTTTTAAATCTTCTTGTTTAGTAGGTCTGTGTGACCCCACCCCTGGGTTCACTGTGACCCCACCCCCAGGTCTGTGTGACCCCACCCCCCCCATTTCAAGCACATATTGGTTTGGCAAGTTAACGTCACCGAAAAGACGCTGCTCAATGTTCAGAAGACCCCTTTCGGAAAGCTGGGAGATAGCTCGCTTAACGCTGGATTCGCTTAGCCCACAATCAAAAGCCAGACGCTTATGCGACGGGTCGCAGCGCCCTGTGTCCTGGTTTGTCCTGTTGGCCAGCATCATCAGCACCATCTTTTCTTTGCAGGGCAGATCTTGTCCGACTGCCCATGTCATCGCCTGGAAACTCATGGATCAGTCCTCCCCCAGCGCCACGAACTCGCTGACCTTCATGTTGAAGGCTTCCGAGATCTTCTGAAGAGTTGCACCAGTGCACGATGTTTGGGCTGCCAGCTGGCTCATGCTGGTCTCACGCATGCCCAGCTTTTCGGCCAGTGCTTTCTGTGTCATGTCGCGCTGAGCCAGTGCCAGCTTGAGGCTTCGACGAAAATTCATATTGCAGTTTCCTTGGTGGCGGGTAGGTGGTGGTGATTCAATGGGTTCAATCTATATGGTACCGACTGACATTGCAATGGTACCGAAAGAAAATATGATTTACCCGTTGACACATGGTGGTGGCCAATCTACAGTTCGTCTCACCAAGGCACACCGCCTACGAACAACGGAGCAAGATCATGACCGAAGAAGAAATCAAGCAAGCCCTGAAAGACCTGGAAGAAATCGAGGCTCGAAAGGCCGCCAACAAGGCCCGCGCCAAGCGCTAACCCCAACCCCGCCCACCTCAAGCCCCTTCACTGGGGCTGAGTCAGTGCAAAGACGATTATTTTTGATCGCGCCGAAAGCCATTTGGGGTGAGTAGGTTCAACCGGAAAGAGGATTTGACCATGCGCCCGCCGACCAAAGATCGGCACACAAGCTGACCGCAAGCCCGCCATGTGCGGGCTTTGCCAGTACCAAAACAGGAGATCCAAACCGTGAACACAGAAGAACAACGAGCTCATGCGGAGAATGCCCTGGCGGTATCACTCGCAAGATTCCCGCACAAAGAAACGCCGAAGTCTGAGCCGAAGCCGCGCTACTTGATCGAGCCGTTGAGCGATCTTCTGCGCGAATACCTGGCCCTTGCTGTGAATCCTCAGTACCCGCTTACAGCCATGGAGAACGTGGTTGCTGCCCGGTCAATGGTCGACACGGCCTACACGCTTGGTGCCATCGACCACGGGCCATGGCTGGACTACGTAGAGCTCTGCAACAACGTGAAGCTTGAAGTTGTTCAAGCTGAGATCAAGCCAATCGCCTAACCGGGCGAACCAACGAATGGAGAGAGTCATGGCCAAGACCAAGTACACGGTTGAAAAAGTCTTGTATTTCGCAGCTCAGAAAAGCGCGCTTCACGTAGCGCCAGACGAAGAGGCCCGCGACACCGACCTGCATCGCACTGTGTCGGCGCTCATTGAAAAGGGCGACATCCACCTTTGCGGTGAGGATGACTCGGGCTGCTACTACAAAACATCAAAGTCCGGCGACATCCACCTGCTTAAGCTGCAAATCGCGTGGCGAAAAGCACACGGCAAGGACGTAAAAGAGCATCAGAAAACACTTTCTGAGCTTTCCGCCTAACCCCAAACACTGGAGGTCGCCATGAGCGATTGGATCAGCGTCAACGACGATCGCAGGCCTGAGCATCGCTGCGATCTGCTGGTTTCAGTGAAGTACATCCGCCGACATGAAAACGAAGAAGGATTTCAAGTCGATGAAGAAGGAAATGAGGTCGCAATGGGCGAGTACGTCCCCGTTTGCAATAACCGCGCCCTCTCTTACTTCGATAGCTACAGCTCCCCGCACGGCGATGATTGGTGGATCACCCACTGGCAGCCGCTCCCCGCCCCGCCCACCGAATAACGCCACCCTGGAGGCGACCATGAAGACTCAAGCAACCAAAGCAACACCAGCTCAAGTTCGTCTGCATATTTCCCGTCAGAAGGCGCTTGGCGAACGGATGATTGGCGAGAATGACCGGCCGCGACTGGTTGAGCTGGCTGTGACAATTCTTCTGGTCGCCTGCGTTCTTGTGGCCAATAGCCGAGGATGGCTGTGATGAAGCCAGCAAACCGTATTTACGTAGGTGGTCCGCTGCTCGACCCGCCCGACGAGCCCGTACAAGTCGAGTGCAAAAACTGCAAATGCAAGACCGATGCAACCGTCTGGCGTGCGCGCCACGGCGAATGCCCAAAGTGCGGTGCCTGGGGCACTGCCGTACTGAACGAGGATTGAACCGTGAATATTCCGAAGGGTTACAAGCTGGTGCCTAACAACATGACTGAGAAAATGTTCATGGCGTGGGAAGGCGCAAGATCTAGCTACAACAACAGATATCGCAAGATGCTCGCCGCCGCCCCAACGCCGCCGAAACCCATCTACGACGAGACCAAGGAGCGGGAGCTGTTTGAGACCTGGTCGGCTAACCATTACTACCTTGGAGGCTGCGAGGTGGCCATGGAGGATGGCGAGTATAAGGACACTGATATGCAGTATTCGTGGGAATCCTGGCTCGCCTGCGCCCAATCCCGCGCCAAAGCTGGGGAGATGGGTCATGAGTGAAGTGAAGCGGTATTACATCGGCGCATATAGTGGTGAAGCTGAAGCGCGTACTTGTTCGCCGAATAAGCTAGAGATCATTCATCAGGACGAAGGGCGTTACTTCTATCTCGATGAAGACTTCGACCGCGTAACCGCCGAGCGTGACGCGGCGCTTGGGCGTGAGGCTGCGTTGCTGGGAGATGTTGCAGCCAGTAAGCAACTCCTAGAAGCAACGCGTGACGCACTAGAGGCCGCGCAGTACTTGAATAAAGAAGTCGCCGGGAGGGTATCCGAGTGTGAAAAGCTGTTTTCTGACCTAGTTAATTCCCCGCATGCGGTCGCAGTGCCAGTCCATTTTTGGAAAAGGATTAAAGAATTTTCGGCGGTAGATAAGCCGGCAGAGTGTTGCACGGTTTCGGCAGAAGACCAGGCGCTGCTGGACGCTGGCGATTACACGCCGGAAGAGTTGTTCGGGATTGGCGGCAAACCGTCTTGTCCGAAGTGCGCGCCATGAAACCCCAACTCCCCGCCTACTGCTGGTGCCTGCTGGCACTGGCACAACTGATTTGATGAGGTGATTTATGAGCAAGAGAAAGGATTTTGAAGAGTTCTGTCGACGCACGCGCCCACCGATGAACACTGACCGCGATCTATGGATTCATGGAAAGGGCGACTACACCAACATCGAAACTCGCAGCGCATGGAAGGCTTGGCAGTACCTCGATAAACAATACAACCCATGGCCGAATGGCTGCACGACGGTGAAGCCATGACCACCAACCAAACAATTAACGGCGTGCCGCGTGAGCCGATCTATCAAGTTCGTGCATATGGTGAAGGCTGGCAGGATGTAGACAAGGCTCGATACGAATACTGTGCAGACCTGCCCGGCTACAAATTCCGGATCGTTTACGCCGAGCAGCCCGCGCCGGTAGCTGTGGTGATGCCTGAGCGTATTGAGAATCACGATTCTGGTCCAACGCTTAGTAAGCTTGAGGCTAAGGGCTGGAACGCCTGCCTAGACGAAGTAACCCGCCTCAACCCAAAGGAGTAACACCATGAAAAACCGTGAATTCCGCAATGACGTGCAAGAGGTGTGGCTTCGTCAGTACGCGAAGGCAAATCCAGTTGAGATTGCAACAGCAGGCGATATGGTCAAGCTGACTGCCAAGTTCGCCGCCGTCTGCGCGCTGGCAATGGGTGCCGTTATTCTGGCCATGATGGTGGTGCTATGAGCAAATACGACGAAGTTCTCAAGCCTTTCGTGAAGATGATGGAGGAAGAACTCCACGCCAATGCCGATAAAGGTGATCGCCCGGGCTGGCTATCCATGTCCACTGATACCTGCCTGCTCGAAATCATCTACCACTTCGGAAAGTTACAGGCGTCTGTGAAGCGCGGCGATATTGAAGGCATCACCGAGTACGCCGCAGACGTGGCCAACATGTCGATGATGCTCGTAGATATTTGCGGGGCGCTTCCTGCGCATGAAAACCATATCTCCGAGGTCGACCAGCTCAAGGCCGAGAACGAGGCGCTGCGCAAGGCACTCAAGACGATTCGTGAAGAATCCCACGATATCGGAGCCTGTGAGTGCGCTGCCGACGCGCTTGCCGAAGCCGCCATGGGCAAGGGAGAGAAGTCATGAGCAACATCAAGGCAATGCCGACCACCGGGTTCGCCAACTGCAACGCAGATGTGGCGAAGTTTCTGCGCAAGATGGCCGATAACGTCGAAGTCGGCAGCCACGGCGAGATACGGCAGGTGGCTCTGATCATGGAGGCCGGCAGCGATGTGAATACCTGGGTCGCCGGCGGACCGTTCGACAACGCGCGAATCGTCGGGCTGATGTCGATAGCCACTACCAGGTTTATTCGGGATATGGGCTTTGGAGCTGAAGAGTGACTGAGTTATTCATCCTAATCCCCGGCGCGCCATTTGGTAAGCAGTCCGTGCGCGCTGGGCTTCGCGGTAAGCGCGTGATTACGTACATGCCCAAGGAGACGGTCGAGTACGAGGACAAGTGCTATTACGAAGCCAAGGCGAGCATGCAGGGCCGGGCGATGATCGAAGGGCCGGTGGAACTGAAGCTGCAGCTGTTCTACCCAATCCCTGGGTCCTGGAGCAAGAAGAAGCAGGAGGCTGCGCGCTTGGGCCAGATCGTGCCGACCAAGAAACCCGACAGCTCCAACTGCCTGAAGGCGATCGAGGACGGATTCACCGGTGCCGTGTGGGTGGATGACTGTCAGGTTGTCGATCATCACATCACCAAGCGGTTCAGCGATGAACCATGTGTCATCGCCATCGTGACGCCGCTTGATCTTCAGTCTTGCTGACCGTAACATCACCCACGCAGCCAGGGTTTTCGTCACGGTTTCCCTTCTCGGTCTGCAAGAGGACTCGGAGCCTCTCTAAAAATTCCGAGGCCTATTCGTCCAGGTGGTGTAATCGGCAACATGCCGGCCTCCAAAGCCGTGCGTTCTGGGTTCGAATCCTAGCCTCGACGCCAGCATCAACCAACGCCAAGTGCCCGCAGATGCGGAACGCGCCTGAAGAGTCCAGAAGGACGAAACCGAAAGGTCGCGCGGATTAGCCCCAGGCGGGGAATAACTGGCTATCAGGGGGATCAACCCTAAGCCGATTCGAAGTTGAGTCGATTTAGGGCGTGGGTGTGCAACGATCCCCTACGCAGCACACATCTGGCCCGCCATCTACACTAAGCCCAGCCCTAAACCAGCTGGGCTTTTTCATGCCCGCGTACTATGCTCACAGTTCTTTGATCAAAACCCAACGCAACAAGAGGATTCATCATGCGACTGACCCGTTACCTTGGCTTGGCGCTCGCTGCCTGCCTGTCTTGCTTCTCCATTTCGGCCTTCGCCGAGCCCGTGGCTTACGCCTACCGCACCGTAGTGATGTTGTCCGAACTGCCGAGCGTCGGCGTTAAGCGCCTGGAGCTGACCCTGGCCATCTGGCGAACGGGTAGCCAGTCCACCGAAGAAAGCCTTGCCTCCAATCTGCGCGCATCCAGCAACCACTTCGTAATGGCCTCGGCCAAGTCTGCACCTGATGGCGTCGGCATGACCCCCTGCTAAATACGCCTGGAAGTAACAGAAAAGCCCGGACACTTTCCGGGCTTTTTCATGCCTGTGGTATTATTGAGCCTCAAACAACCGTGACAGGTGCCATATGACCTTTCTGATCCAGCTTGCCATCCTCGCCGCAGTCGTCACCGGCATCAGCATCTGGCCCAATGCGCTGACCATGACCGCATTTTTCGCGTCTCCCTTTGCAATCGCGCAGCTTGGTCAGGACTGACACCCACACAATTCACGTAGGAGCGCCGCATGAGCATCATCAAGAACCAGGATTCACTGGATGCCGCCATCCGCTGTACTGAGGTTGTGGCCCGGGCAATGACCGCCGCATCGGTATACCCGCAAGACGGCCCGATCTACCAGGAATACCAGAAGTGCATCCTGACCCTTTCTGGTGTTGCTGACCGCCTTGCCCAGGATGCACTTGTCCCAGTATTGGCCCCTGAAGAAGAGAAGCCACCTGTAACCCCAGTTGATGAGCCTGGCCTGCCGATTGAACCAGAACCAGAACCAGAGCCGCCGACTGAACAGGAGCCGCAAGATCGTGAAGTTGCCGACGATCTAGAAGAATAGCCCTACACTTGTTGTACAGATGGCCCTTCGGTATCGTTGAACCTTCTGTCACGCTGCCAGCAGCTACAAGACACCAAGCCCGGCCGCAATGCTGGGCTTTTTGCTATCTGGCCCATGGCCACAAACAATGAGGGGATAACGATGTCTGAAGAGAAACCGCCAACAGGCGAAAACCGGAGGCTATTCCAAATGAGCCCTGAACACATCGACTACAGACTCAAGGTGCTGGAAGACGAAGCACTACCCCGCCGCATGCAAGCCGCTGAACTGGTGATAGGCCAGCTCCAGGGCGAGGTGACAGCCATCAAAGAAATCGCCAGGGGTATCGGCGTGAAGCTCGACAGCGGCGTCGAGAAGATTGCGACCGAATCCAATTCACGCATGGACCGCATCGAGCTTAACCGCGCCGAAGACAAGTCGTTCATCAAGGGCGTCCTGTGGATTGGCGGCATCATCGGTGGCCTGTTTGCGCTGGGCCCAATCTTCGGCGAGATCATCAAGAAGCTCATGGGGCTTCCATAGGGGAATAACCGTGGCAGGTAGACCAACCAAATACAGGACCGAGTACGTAGAGATCGCCAAGAACCTCTGCCTGAATGGAGCAGTGGACGCTGACTTGGCTCGCGCATTCCGTGTTTCTGTCAGCACCATCACGACGTGGAAGCTTGAATACCCCGATTTTCTGGCCGCCATAAGGGTCGCAAAGCCCATTGCAGACTCAAACGTCGAGGATTCGCTGTACCGCAGGGCCATGGGTTACACGCGCACTGAGACGGAACTCAAGGTGGTTGGCGGCAAGCTGACCAAGGTTGAAGTTGAGCGCTATTACCCGCCGGATACTACCGCCATGATCTTCTGGCTGAAGAACCGCAAGTCCAACAGCTGGAGCGACAAGCAGGAAGTTCAGCACACGGGCACCGTGGAACTCACTGACCGCATCATGAGAGCGCGCAAGAATGCAGCCCCAGAGCAGGATTGACCCGGACGTTCTCCTGGCCGAGGACATGGGGCGGTTCTTCTATGACCCCCTTGGCTGGGTCATGTACGCATTTGAGTGGGGCGTTGGCGAACTGGAAGGCTTCGACGGCCCGGATGAGTGGCAGCGCAAAGAGCTTGAGGAATGGGGGCATGCAATACGGCTCAACAACTTCGACGGGATCAGCCCGGTCCAGGCATACCGATCGGCCACCAGCTCAGGCCACGGTATCGGCAAGAGCGCGTTCAGTGCATGGGTGACGCTCTACATCATGTCCACCAGGCCGCACAGCAAGGGAGTAGTCACCTCTAACACCAGCGACCAGCTGCGCACAAAGACCTGGGGCGAACTCGGAAAGTGGAAGAAGCGCTGCATCACCGGGCACTGGTTCGAGTACAACAACGGCAAGGGCAACATGAATATGTTCCACAAGGAGCATAAAGAGACCTGGCGCGTGGATGGCCAGACCTGCCGTGAAGAGAACAGCGAGTCTTTTGCCGGCCTGCACGCCGCCACATCGTCACCCTGGTATCTGTTCGACGAAGCCTCGGCCGTGCCAGACAAGATCTGGGAGGTGGCAGAGGGTGGCCTGACTGACGGTGAGCCATTTTGGTTCGCGTTCGGCAACCCGACCCGGAACAGTGGTCGCTTCCACGACTGCTTCACACGCTTCGCCCACCGGTGGAACAACAAGACCGTCGACAGCCGCAAGGCCAAGATGACCAACAAGGTGCTTATTGAGCAGTGGAACAAGGACTATGGCGAAGACTCCGACTTCTTCCGTGTCCGTGTCCGCGGCATGTTTCCGAGGGCTTCCGACTTGCAGCTGATCTCTTCTGACTGGGTGGCAGACGCCATGCGCCGTGAGCCCTATTACGGCATGGATGACGCTCTCGTGTGCGGCATCGACATTGCTCGGGGCGGCGCCGACAACAACGTGGTGCGCTTTCGGCGCGGCCTGGACGCACGCTCATTCCCCGTGATCAAGATCCCAGGCAGCGAGACGCGCGACACCACGCTGTTCATCGCCAAGGCCGTGACCGTTATCCAGGAGCTGCGCCCGGACGCCGTATTCGTCGACTCCACTGGTGTTGGTGGTCCAATCGCTGACCAGCTACGCCGCCTCATGCCCGGAACCACGGTGATCGACGTAGGGTTTGCCAACCAGGCACCAGACCGTCACTACGCCAACATGCGAACCTACATCTGGTGGCGTCTGCGCGAAATGCTGAAGGCTGGCCTGGCCATTGAGGATGATCCAGCACTGGAGCGGGAGCTGTGCAGCCCAGAGTACGGCCACAACGCCAAGGACCAGATCATGCTGGAGAAGAAGTCCGAACTGAAGAAACGCTTGGGGATCTCTCCTGATGACGGTGATGCGCTCGCCCTGACGTGCACCATGCCAGTCATGAAGGCAAAACACATCAAGGGTTCCAGCGCTGGAGGTCTCGTCCATGAGTACGATCCGCTCGCCTGAGCTTGGCCCCTACCTTCGCGGCCAGCTCGCCAGCATCCCATGCGCAGAGCCTGATCCATTCCCTGACTGGGCATCAATCACAGAGCGTGACGCGCACGACATGCGGTCGATCTACCTGGACGGAGCGCCAGTGGCCACCATCGGTTACATCCCGATCACCAGGCGCAAAGCTGACGCCTTCGCTGTCATTGATCGCCAAGCCTGCAAGGGTATTGGTGCAGATCTCGCAAGAATCACCCACAATCAGATCAGGCAGTGGATGCAGCACACCGGCATCATCGTGGCCAACGCCTCATGCTCTGCCCATGACCGCGCCGCGCAGGTATTCTTGCGTGCAGCCGGGTTCAGGAAGTTACGCACAACCGCCGACACGGCACACTTCACATTTATCTGGAGATAGACATGGGCAAGAACATTCGCAAGGTGCTGGATCCGCTGGGCCTTCCTGACCCGCTCGACGTGTATGGCGAGAAGGCAGCGGCAGCGCAGAAGAACGCCAACGAGCAGGCTGCGCTCGACCGGGCAGCAGTGGCCACGTCGGCAACCAACACGCCAACCCTCGGCGGTGATGACGTTGCAGCGGCCCGTGAGGCTGAGCGCCAACGCAAGCTGGCCCTGTCCGGGCAGAACTCAACCATCCTCACTGGCGCCGGCGGTCTCGCAGGCAGCACCAGCGGCGGCAAGACCCTGCTGGGGCAATAACCCATGGATAACGACAAGCTGCGGGATAAGCTGGAGAACAAGCGCGATCAGCTCCGAAACGAGCGGATGAAGACTTGGGACCAGAACTGGATGGTGTTGCGAGACAACATCGACCCAGACACTGGCCGCTTCCCTGACGAAGAGGTCAACGATGGCGGCCGCAGGGATCAGCGCATCATCAACAACACGGCAACCATCTCGGCCGGCGTACTTGCCGCGGGCATGCAGTCTGGCATGACAAGCCCGGCCCGCCCATGGTTTGAACTGGCCGCGCCTGACCCGCAGCTGACTGAATACGCCCCGGTTAAGAACTGGCTGTGGTACTGCCAGAACGCGATGCGGGAAGTGTTCATCCGGTCCAACCTCTACAACGTCCTGCCCTCCTGCTACGGGGAGCAGGGCGTTTTTGGTACCGGTGTTATCGCTGCAATCCCTGATGAGAAGACGGTGGTGCGGTTCTACAACTTCACGATCGGCTCGTACTACCTGGCAACGTCCAACCGCTCACTGGTCGACACTCTCTACCGTGACTTCAGCATGACGCCGCGCCAGATGGCCCAGCAGTTCGGCCGCGACAAACTGTCTGACACGGTCAAGAACATGCTGGACCGCAACAGCGAAGTCTGGGTTGAGGTGTGCCATGCCATCGAGCCAAACGACACGCGCGAGCCCGGGCGCATGGACAACAAGAACATGCCCTATCGGTCCGTGTACTGGGAGAAGGGCAGCCCGCGCAACGAGATCCTGAAGGTCAGCGGGTTTAAGAAGTTCCCGATCATGGCGCCGCGGTGGAAGGTCACCGGTGAGAACGTGTACGGCAAGGGCCCTGGCTCGTTCTGTATCGGTGAGGTGCTGAGCCTGCAGATCATGGAGCGAGATAAGCTGGAATTGCTCAAGAAGGGCGTTAAGCCTCCAATGGGTGCGCCGGCGTCGATG